AAAGCCTGATTATTTATCAGGCTGATAATGTAATTTTTTATATTTTTATACTTCTCCGCATCTCCAGCGTACTAAACCTTTAATTTGAATGGCATCTAAATCTTCCTTTTCAATGTGCTCATCTGGAAAGGTTTCTTTGTCGGGATTATCACTAACAATTCTTAAGCCGCCGTTGGTTTTTCTAAAAAGTCTTTTTATTCTTAACTCTTTATTTGCAACAAAAGCGTAAACTTTATCACTAATGACTTGATCAATCGTTTTTACCCGTAGGTCTGTAAGAATAGCATCCGTATGATTGATTGTTGGCTCCATGCTTCTACCATCACCAGTAATAATACCGGTATCTTCATGGCTTAACGAAAGCCCACATTTACGGATAAAACTTTCTTTAAAAACCAGCCCGCCTTTAATCAATTCATCTTCATTTGTATAACCATTACCACATGCAGCTTTAATGTCATACATCGGAATAATTACATAGTCACCTGAATCATCAAGGTTTGAAGCAGGACGAATAACACCATTCTCAATTTTACTTTTACCAAACGGACTTGATTCATCAAGTAGGTCCAGAAAATTTGCCTCTAAATTTAACTCTTTTTCAATCTGCCGCGCTTTCGCCTCGCTAACACCTCGTGAACCTTTTTGATCAGGCTCCATAAGCATTTGAGAGAGATAGGTTTTGTCGATGCCTACAGCAACTGCAAAGTCTTCTTGACGCTCGTAAATTTTGTCAGAAAGTAACTGGTCAATTAGCTTACGCAAGTTCTTACGACGTATTTCTTTAAGATTCATGGACACAACATTCATAAGCCAACTAATTATCAAATGATAACAATAAGGGATAAATTTTGCTAATTATCCTATTGCAATTAAAATTATCAAAAGATAAACTCATGTGATAAATTAATTATCAATGGGTTTATCAATGGAAGTGGAAGTATCAACCAAATCACTTGCTGATTACCTTAATTCTTTGCCTAACAAAGAAGCTAAAGAGAAGTTTGCAAAAAAATGCGGATCAACTCTTGGTTATTTACGTTTAGTCGTAAACAAATTTCGTTTTTGTAGCGCAACTTTGGCAATTGCCTTAGACCGAGAAAGCCACGGAAAAGTTAGTTGCGATGAATTATGCCCAAATGCTGACTTTGACTATGTAAGACGTAGCACAAAACCCAAGCGTACCGCATAGGAACCATTATTCACTTACGCCTTATGTGCGTATACGTGAAATTTAAAGAGGTATTCACATATGAGTGAAATCAACTTAAGCCCAGAGGCTAAAACAGCAATTTACAAGATGATTCACCAGTCACAAGGAGTTACGCCGCAAGAAATTGCAAACGTACTTGGTGACTCTTACAAGAGCGTACTTAATTACGCAAACCCAAATATGGAAAGCCATTTACCAAGTATTAAGAAGCTTGAGGCAATGATTCAGTTTACACGCAACCCAGCTTTAGTTAAGGCATGGGCACACATGCTTGGTTATGTTCTAGTGCCAGCTAATCAAGTGGATGAGAAAGGCCATGAAGTCAGCATTGTTGAAACCTTGCTACATATAAATATTAACAATGGCCAAACCAATCAACAGGTCCACAAAGTTTTAGAGGATGGAGTTGTTACGCCTGCGGAATTAGCAGATACAGAAGAAATCTTAGAAGAAATGGAAAACCACATTCGCCAACTTCGAGAGGCGCTTAAGTCGGAAGCTGCAACTTATATTTCTAAGGTAAAGAAAGAAAAAGCCTGATCTGGTCCATCAGGCTAGTTAATTCAATTACTTGCTAGAGGAATCGAATATGCAAACTAATCTATCAAATCAATCGGCTAATTACAACTTACCAGAATTTCTATCTGGTGACGTTGTAGTGCTTACTAAAGAGTGCCGTACTTTCAAATCAAATGATTTGTTTGAAGTTAAAAACAAAACTTTGACTAGTTTATGGATCATCAAATCAGAGAATCATTTGATTTTAGTTTCGTCAAAAGAAATCCGCACAGCAACAGTTGCAGAACTTAATGCCAAACGCCGCCTAACAAAAGCTGAGCAAGCATTAGCGGAGGTGTCATGAACAGCTTTACACAGCAAATCAAAGATTCTCGTCAGCAAAGTGAAATCCAATCTTTTTACGAGCCTGCATTGCGAGTGCTTGGGCACCTATTTGAGGTGAAAAAGCAAAATTTACGTAACAAAGGTTATGACGAAAATAATGCGGCGGTAACCAAAGTTGAATTTTCAGAGGCTATGGCTCGTCAATTTCGCATAACGCAGTGGTTAGCACAGCAGATTGTAACCAGCTTAACCAAGGCGTGTTTGGTTGATTCTTTTGGAGGCTATGTTAAGCCAAAGGGTGGTGAAAAGTGAGATATGCAGCAAGAAGAAAACAGGATATTTCCGTTTCCACCACACCGCTAGAGGTGGTAATTCCACTGGAACAACCAGTAAAGATCTATTCGGCTAAAGAATTAGCAGCTATGCCACTTTCAGTTATGAATGCCGCAATTGAGGCTCAGGAAAGATTTTATCAACTTGAAGAATTAACCCATATGGGGGGGCAGGCTATAGCAGTTCGCCGTCTAATGGAGGATGGGCACAAACTAATTCAGGTGAAAGAAAAGTCTCGTATTCGCTACAAAATCAACAACGAATTTATTCCTCCAAGAATTATTCGTCAGTTGGAAATGCGCGGATTAGTGAAGCTTGGAAGGGGTAAGTAATGACTATTATCGCCTCTTCAAAGCCCCTTCGAACACCCTTTAAAGGAGATAAATAACCATGCGTGACTATGGGAAAGTCTCACCACATTTCTGGACGGGAACTACGGGCAAAAAGCTTCGTCAAACACATGAAGGCTTAATTGTCGCTATGTATTTAATGACAAGCCCTCACGCGAACATGCTTGGCTTGTATTACATGCCCCTTTTATATGTTGCTCATGAAACTGGATTGGGCTTTGAAGGGGCTTCTAAGGGGCTTCAAAGAGCCTGTGAAGCGGGGTTTTGTAGCTATGACGAAGCCACGGAGACAGTCTGGGTGCACGAGATGGCACGTTTTCAAGTAGCTGAGTCATTAAAGCCAGCCGATAACCGCTGTAAGAACGTGCAAAAAGAGTATGACTCATTGCCGTCAAGCCCTTATTTATCAAGCTTTTTCGATAAATATGCACAAGCATTTTGTATGACTCAAAAGCGTGGCGAAAACGCCAAAATAGATAGCCCCTTCAAAGCCCCTTCAAAGCCCCTTCGAAGCCAGGAACAGGAACAGGAGCAGGAACAGGAGCAAGAACAAGAAAATACTCACACACAAAACGCGGCTGAAAATTTTTCAGCGAAAGAAGAATCTTGGAAACCAAATCGTGAACTTTTGCTGAATGTGCTTAGGACTTCACAAGTGGGTGCACAAGCAGAGCAGGTTTTAGAAATGCCAAATTATGAATTTCATCTTGGCAACTTCAATGCTCACTGGGAAAACAAAATTGATCTCACTGAAAACCAACGAACTCGAAAGTTTGCAACTTGGTTAATTCAGGAATTCACAAAGTCGATAAGACCTAAAAAACAAAACTCACCAATGAAAACTGCACCAGCAAGAGACGTAAACAGTGCTTGGGGTGATGCAAAACACTATGCACCAGCCACAGATGATATCGATGTAGGGGAGATGCTATGAATGCATTGAGCAAACAATTCAAAACTGAGCTGGTACAAACTAATCAGTTTTGCCTTAAACACAATGAGTTAATGGTTTTACTAGTTGGTCGTCCAGTTTGCCAGACATGTGCAAATGAAGCGTATGTGAAATCACAAATTGAACACGCACACCAAGTCAACCTTATGGTACGCGAGAAACATTTTGCCGGAGCAAAACTCCCTGAGCGCCACAAGGAAAGCGGATTTAAAAATTATGTGGTGAGTATTGATCCGCAGAAAGAAGCTAAAGCTGCTTGCCATAAATTTGTTCAAGATTTTAATTCAGGGAAGAAGCGCAATCTGATTATGGTTGGGCGTACAGGAACAGGCAAAACCCATCTTGCATGTGCTATTGCTCGTAACGTTTTAGACAAGCGTAGTTATGTTCGTTACGTCACCTCAGAAGACATGGCAAATGAAATTGCGACTGCATGGACAAAGCCAGATGACAATGAAGCAAATGCAATTTTTCGCTTCACGGACTGTGATTTATTGATATTGGATGAATACGGTTTGCACGACCAACACGAGAGTCGATTGCAGCTCGTTCATAAAGTTTTATATGCACGTTATGACGAAAAAAAACCGACAGTTTTAATTTCCAACATGACGCTTGAATCTACAGAAAAGGCGCAAGGTTTGAAGGAAAACTTAGGGGACCGTTTATGGTCTCGGTTTCAACATGACGGTTTGACAGTAGTCGAATGTGACTGGGATGACTTGCGTTTTGGTGGGGCGAATACATGACCAAATTCGAGATTTTTAGCTGGGGCTTACTCATTTCGTTTGTAACAGCAGTACTTTGCGGGGCAGTGGTTTTGTGGTGGTTGGCGCGTAAAGAACATATTAAGAAAGGAATTCACCAATGAAACTAACTAAACAGCAACGTGCTGAGCTAAAACAAAAGTTTGGTGGACATTGCGCTTACTGTGGTGATTTGCTTGGCGATAAGTGGCATGCAGACCATATCGAAGCAGTGAAGCGAGATTTAATTCATGTGGGTGGTGGAAAGTTAATTACGGGTGAAATGACTAGACCGCAAAACGACACTTTAGAAAACATGAACCCTGCTTGTGTTCCTTGCAATACAAACAAATCGTCTATGCCTTTGGAAGGATGGCGAAAGATGCTGACTCATTATCGGGATGTGCAGCTACTACGCGATAGCACACATGCTCGTCATTTGCTTCGTTTTGGGCTGATTGAAATCAAATCTGAACCAGTGGTGTTTTTCTTTGAAAAAGGAGCCAGCCATGAGTGAGTTTAAAGTCGGGGATAAGGTCGTATTTCAAAACAGTAAATCAGACGATACAGAGATTTACACTGTAGAAGCTGTTTTAGATGGCGGTAGATTTCTTGGGATTAACGATTACAGGCAGGCATTTTCATCAATCAAATTCAGACATGCTGAGCCACAAGAAAAGGCAGCAGGGCATCGTATTGAATCAAGCAACGATCAAGCAATAAGTGATTGTAGTGTTTCAAATTTATGCCAAAACGATACACAAAACAGTTTGCCTATCAAGCAAGAGAATCAAGACATGGGCGACGACTTCCCCATAGAAAACCACATTTCGCCTAACTGCCAATCGAGGGATGTTTGAGATGGATAAGAAAGCATTACAAGAGCAATTTGAAGCTATTGCGATCCAGAACTGCTGGAACATCAATAAATATCCAGCTGGTTGGGATGGTCGCGGTGATGATGAATATGCAGATGATTTCGTAAGCGGTGCTTGGTGGGGGTTCCAGCACCAGCAAGCGAAAGTGGAGGAGCTGCAACGCAGAAATCAGATGCTTAACGACAACATAAAAGAGCAAGGTCAAAAGCTCGTTTATCAAAACGAAGTGATTGAAACACAAGCTGAAAAACTGCTTGGTTTAAGAAACGAGAAATCAGAGCTGCAAAAGCGGGTGGATGCGGCACTTAAGTTAATCGAATCATGGAATGAAATTGCTTTTGATAAAACCACTCATTGGACAGAAGGTTATGAAGAAGGCTGCTACCACTGTGCAGCGCAGTTAGAGCAAGCGCTCAAGGGGGATCAATACGATGAACATTGCAAGAAAGCAGAAGAGGCCATCTCAGAGAAATGACTAGACCGCAAAACGACACATTAGAAAACATGAATCCCGCATGTGTTCCTTGCAATACAAACAAATCGTCTATGCCGCTGGAAGGGTGGCGGAGGATGCTCACACATTATCGTGATGTTCAGTTGTTACGAGATAGCACACATGCTCGTCATTTACTTCGATTTGGACTGATTGAAATTAAATCCGAGCCTGTAAAGTTCTTCTTTGAGACCTACGCTAATTGCAAAGTGGAGGATGTGTGATGGAAGAGTTTGAGCAGTGGTACTTAGATACATATTACAAGCCTTATGGTTTTGTTCCGCCCGCTAATCTATTTGAACGCTATGAAGATACGTACATTAGAGAAAATGTTTATCAACACAACCTTGTATGGCAGCACCTGCAAGCGAAAGTAGTTGAATTGCAAAAGCGTTTAGATGGGGCATTAAAGGAGACTCAATATGCTTTGCAGTATGTTGAAGGGGACATGCGCGGCAATCATGAATTTCTACAAATGGCAATGATTCGAACCTTTAAAGCTTTAGAGCAAGTGCTCAATGGTGGTGAGCCTAAATGACATCAATGAGCCTTGCTGATTACCGCCTTACATGCCCGAAAGTTCAAAAGAAAAAGGGTCGAAACAAGTTTAATGCTTCGAAAATTAAATTGGATGGAATGACTTTTGACAGTACTAAAGAATACAAACGGTATATCGAGCTAAAGGCTCTACAACAACGAGGTGAAATTAAAGAATTGCAGCATCACACAAAATTTGAATTGGCACCGAAGGCAAAATTAGAAGGGGAGAAACGAGCTAAACCAGCACTTAGATATTTTGCCGATTTCACTTATTTCACGACAGCAGGTGAATACGTTGTTGAAGATGTGAAGTCTATAGCTACACGCAAGCTACCGAGTTACCGAAATAAAAAACACCTGATGAAAACAGTTCACAATATTGATGTGAGGGAAGTTTAAACATGAATGCAAAAGTTAATAACAAGACAATGGACTGGTCTAAACGTTCTGCTCATCAATGGTTGGAACAATATGGTCTATGGGTAAGATCAACAAAATCTAAAGTTTCTGCTAATCCTCTAGCATGTTTAATTGACCAAAATGACACAACTAGAATTAGATCAAGTAAGGTCTCTATGCCATGCGAAATTGAAGATTATGAGGCAGTTGAAGTAAGCAAACTTTTGGCTAAAATGCATAATGATAATAGGGAGTTTTTACAAGAAAGGGCTTGGTTTTTAATACTTTATTATGAAAATAATTGGTCGTATTTAACAATTGCTAATGTGCATAGATGTAGTAAAGCAAAGGTACGTGCTGAGATTGATAAAGGCTTGGCATATTTAGATGGAAAAATAGAGGTGTTGCAATCTTGACAGTGCAGCACACTTGGTTTAGATTTGTGATATGGTGGGACGAAGTTATAAGCGTTGCACCAAATTGTTTTAAAAGCTCGCTAAATGGTGAGCTTTTTTGTTTTATGT